CTAGATTAGGTATTGGTACAACAACTGATGCTGGAGTTGGATTACTTCTCAATGTTGAGGTTGGTGCAAGTTCAACTACAGGTATTGGATCAACATTATTTGAAGTTACTGGTTTTAAAATTACGAGAAATGGATATGGATTTAAGAAAGGAGATGTAATTAGACCAGTAGGTCTTGTGACTGCATATGGTCTTCCACAACCTATTTCTAATTTCGAGTTAACAGTTCTTGATACATTTAATGATTCATTTTCTGCTTGGCAGTTTGGAGAATTAGATTATATTGATTCAGTCAAAAATTATCAAGATGGAACGAGAACTAGATTTCCACTTTATTATAACTCATCATTGATAAGTTTTGAAAAAAATTCTTCTGATCCTGATTCTCAAGTGATTGATTTTGATTCCTTACTTTTAATTTTTATTAATGGTATTCTACAACAACCAAAAGTTGCATATCAATTTGAAGGTGGAACATCATTCACATTTACTCAGGCACCAAAAATAGAAGATAATATATCAATTTTCTTCTACAGAGGAAGTTCTGCAGATAGTGGAATTACAACTGTCAGAAAGACACTAAAAATAGGAGATGATGTTCAGGTATTCAGTAATAACAACTATCTAGGAATTACTACTACACAAAATCAAAGAATCATCACGGATATTGTATCATCAAATAGAATTCAAACAAATCTTTATACTGAACAAGGAATTGATACTCAATATCAAAAACCATTAAGTTGGACTAAACAAAAAATAGATAAAATTATAGATGGTAATATTGTTTCCAAAGCTAGAGATTCTATTGAACCTCAAATTTACCCAACAGCGAAAATAATTAAAAACATATCTTCAACAGATACTCAAGTATTTGTCGATAATGCACAATTCTTTAACTATGAAAATGAAATTCCGATAGATTTCAGTGCATTAATTATTTCTGGAGTAGCAGATCCTGTATCTGCAGCAGTTACTGCAGTAGTTTCTGCTGCTGGAACTATTCAGTCACTTTCAATTACAAACGCAGGAAGTGGATATACGGGTGCTTCAGTTACTGTAAGTATCTCTGCACCTCAAAGAATTGGAGTCGGTGTAGGAACTACTGCAACGGCAACTATTTCTATAGTTAATGGATCTCTCTCAACTCCAATTACAATTACAAATCCTGGACTTGGATACACAATATCGAGTGTTCCACAAGTTATTGTTCCATTACCAGATCCAACATATGAAAATATTTCAAATGTCACTACCGTTGAAGGATTTTCTGGAAATATTGTAGGAATAGGAACTACGGTAGGTATTGGTACTGCACTAGCAATTAAATTTACTTTAGATTCATCACTATCTCCATTTACAGGATTATCTGTCAATTATCCAATTTATGTTTTTGATACTAAAGTTGGTGGAGGAATAACTTCAATTTATACTAACAATACTGAAAAAGTTGCTGTTGGAACTACTTTCTCCGACAACATTTATAATGTTAGTGCATTTAGTGCATCAACTGGTATCGTTACATGCAATATTTTATCGACAACATCTACGATTGGTATTGCTACAACGGGTCCTGTGGTTGGTAAAATATCTTGGGGAAGACTTTCTGGATTTACAAGATCCTCTTCTGTATCAATAGCAGTATCTTCTTATTCTGTCGATTCTGGATTATCTACTTTCCCAACAATTCAAAGAAGAGGATATGGTTTGAGAAATATTGGACCAATCAAAAAAGACTTCGTGACCTAGTATAAATATAGAAAAAAACTATATCCAAATGTCTGCACTTGTAACAGATCAGTTTAGAATATTGAATGCATCGAATTTTGTAGATTCTGTGCAGAATTCTTCTAACTCATATTATGTTTTTGTTGGATTATCAAATGCTACTTCACCCTCTTCAGGATTTGGAAGAAGTTCTTCCTGGAATACATCTCCACCAAATCCAACTGATAATACTGATTATTTAAATCATTACGAATCAACTATTTTGTTTGGTAAAAAAATTACAAGTGCAAATGTTCGAAGAGTAGTTAGAAGAATAGATTGGGTTTCTGGAACTCAATATGAAATGTATAGACCAGATTATAGTGTTATAAATCCAGCACCAACTACTGGTGCTATGAGATTGTATGATGCTAATTATTATGTTCTAAATTCTGACTATAAAGTTTATATTTGTATTGATAATGGTTCTTCAGGAATTAAAACAACTGGAAATGCTTCTCAAGTTGAACCAACATTTACAGATTTGGAACCATCAACTCTAACTGATGGATATGTTTGGAAATATCTATACACAGTTTCTCCAAGCGATATTATTAAATTTGATTCTGTTGAATATATTACTGTCCCAAATGATTGGGAAACTTCAACAGATGCTCAAATTAGTGCTGTTAGAGAAAATGGAAATTCTTACTTAAATAGTAATCAAATTAAAAAGGTATATATCCAAAATAGAGGTAATGGATATACTCTTGCATCTGGACAATCTTGTAATATCATTGGAGATGGAACTGGAGGAACTGTTTCTGTAGAAGTAACTGATTCAAAAATTACAAATGTTACAGTTACTTCTGGGGGTAAAGGATACACATATGCTCTCGTTGATTTAGGAACTACAGCAAATCCTGGAACATATGCCGAATTAATTCCCATTATCCCACCATCCAAAGGTCACGGATTTGATATCTATAAAGAACTTGGTGCAGATAAAATTTTAATCTATGCGAGATTTGATGACTCAACGAAAGATTTTCCAATTGACTCAAAATTTGCTCAAGTAGGAATTCTTAAGAATCCGACAGTTTACGATTCTACTGGAATAAGCACCACATTATTCACATCCAATGAATTCTCTGGTTTATATTCAATTAGGTTAAATCCAACACCTACAGGAACAGTAAGTATTGGGGATAAGATTAAACAAACAGTAACAGGTGGTGTTGCTGTTGGATATGTCGCATCATATGATTCTGAAACGCAAGTTTTAAAATATTATAGAGATCGATCTTTATATTATGGTGGAGGTGGAGGAAATACTAATACTGATTATGTTGGAATATCCACTAAAGGAAAAGTTTTGGATTTTGATTCCTCCTCCCAAATAACTACAGATACTGGATTTAGTGCTACAGTAAATAGCACATTTAGTGGAATAACTACAACAATATCCAATAAAATTATTAATTTAGGAGTTAACTTTACAAATGGTCTTGCAAATCCAGAGATAAATAATAAGTCGGGGGATATAATTTATATTGATAATAGACCCACAGTAACAAGAAGTTCTAGACAAAAAGAAGACGTTAAAATTATCCTGGAATTCTAAGAAATGGCACAAAAAACGAATCTTAATGTAAGTCCATATTATGATGATTTTAGTGAACCTAATGTGGGTGCTAGAGATAAAAATTATTATAAGGTCTTGTTTAATCCGGGCAAACCAATACAAGCTCGTGAATTAAATACCCTCCAATCTATATTACAAAATCAATTAGAATCTTTCGGTAGTCATATTTTTAAAGAGGGATCTATGGTGATCCCAGGAAATGTTGTTTATGACAATCAATTTTCCGCAGTTAAATTAAATCCAACAGCATTTGGAGTGAATATTGTTTCATATATTGAATTCTTTAAAGGTAAAAAAATTACAGGACAAGTTTCAGGTACTACTGCTACAATTCAATTCGTTCAACTACCAAACAGCGAAGTTGAATATGTAACAGTTTATGTAAAGTATATTGATTCCGATAACGATTTTACTTTCAACACATTTCAAGATGGAGAATCTCTATTTGCTAGTGAAGATGTAGTTTATAGTGGTACAACCATATCTTCTGGAACACCATTTGCTAACACTATTGCAGAAAATTCAACTTCTACTGGATCTGCTGTATCTATTGGTGAGGGGGTTTATTTCATTAGAGGTGCTTTTGTAAGAGTTCCTCAACAAACGATTATTCTTGATTATTATACTAATACTCCATCTTACAGAGTAGGATTAAGAGTCGATGAGCAAATAATCACAGCAAAAGATGACTCATCACTTTATGATAATGCTAAAGGTTTTACGAATTATGCTGCACCTGGAGCAGATAGATTTAAAATTTCCTTATCTCTCACTAAGAAATTACTTACAGATATTGAAAATGATACTGATTTTGTAGAACTTTTGAGAGTACAAGATGGCGCTATTAAAAAGATTGAGACTAAATCGCAATATTCAATTATTAGAGACTACCTCGCACAAAGAACTTACGATGAATCTGGAGATTATGTTGTAGATCCATTTGAATTTTCTTTGAATAATTCTTTAAATAACAGACTTGGTAATGATGGAATATTTTTTAGCAATGAAAAAACTGATCAAGGAAATACACCATCAGATGATTTGATGTGTATTAAATTTGCTCCGGGAAAAGCATATGTTAGAGGTTACGATATTGATAAAACTGGTATCGAGATTGTAGATGTTGCAAAACCAAGAACAAAACAAACAGTAAGTAATGTTTCAATCCCATTTCAAATGGGAAATTTGGTTAGAATTAATAACACATCTGGGGCACCTAAATTAAAATCATCGATAGAACTTTATAATTTAAGAAAAACTTCAAACTCGGCTGCAACAGGTACTAAAATTGGAGACGCGAGAGTATATGGAGTAAGTGTAACAGATGCATCTTACTCTGATGCGTCTACTAATTGGGATTTGTATTTGTACGATATTCAAACATATACACAATTAACATTAAATCAATCTCTATCGAGCATAGAATTACCAGCAACATCTTTTATCAAAGGTAAAAGTAGTGGAGCAAGTGGATATGTAACATCTGCTGGTGCAGGGAGTGCTATTATTTCACTAAGACAAACTTCAGGTTCTTTTTCTGTTGGGGAACAGATTTTAATTAATGGAGTAGAATTATATCCAAGAACTATCAGATTCATTAAAGTATATTCGGCAAATGATATTAAGTCGGTATTTCAATCTACTGCAGTATCTGGATTTAGCACCGCGTTTGCTGCAGATACTCAATTAGATAAGGCAACTGCTTTTGGATTTACTCCAACCGATAAAATCACAATTCAATCATCAGGTGCAGTTTCAGCGCCCACAAAATCATTTAGTGGAATCACAACAGACTCAATTATTAGATATCAAAAGGCTGGAGCAACAACAGAAACTTATAATAGAGTAGCATCAGTCTCCGCAGATGGCACATCTATGACTTTGGCTGCTGTTAGTAGCGTTACCAAAATATGTGATGGTACATTACCAGGGTCTCAAACAGAAACTACATTTTCTATTGGTGTGCCAAGAATTAGAAATGAAGAATCTGGATATTTGTATGCACAACTTCCAGATTCAAATATAGCATCAACAAATCTTAATGGATCAACTTTAACATTTACTGCACAGTCAAATGTTACTTTAACACCAACATCAGGTGTACTAACAGTAAATACTGGTAATTTTGATTTAGGAATCAGCTCAACAACTGCATCGTTCTTACCTTTTGATGAAGAAAGATATTCTATTCATTATTTTGATGGAACGATTGAAAACTTAACTTCCGATAAAGTTACCGTATCACCTAACTCATCTCAGGTTACTTTTTCAAATATTGCTAGCAGCAAAAATATTGCTACTTTAAATGCTACTTTTATTAAAAATGGAATTCAGAGTAAATTAAAGAAATACAATCGCAGCCAAACACTTAATATTACTCTATCAAAACATCCACAATCTGGAACTGGAATTAGTACATCAATTAATGATGGACTGACTTATAATCAATATTATGGACTAAGAGTTCAGGATGAAGAGATTTGCCTAAACTACCCAGATGTGGCAAAAGTTATTGCAATATATGAATCACTGGATACTAACTCCCCATCATTAGATGTTTTAGCATTTAGCTCTATTGCAAATGTTACTACTAATGCAATTATCGGAGAAAATATTATTGGAAGCACCAGTAATGCAATTGCTAGAATTGTTACAAAACCATCTGCTAATGCATTAGGTGTTGTTTATTTGAATACAAATAAATTTGTTTCTGGAGAAAGTGTTTCTTTTGAAGAATCTAATATAAACACAACTATTAGTTCTATTACATTAGGAACTTATAAAAATATTACAAACAAATTTACTTTAGATAAAGGTCAAAAAGATCAATATTATGATTATTCTAGAATAGTTAGAAATAGTGGAGAAGATGCCCCTACAAGAAAATTATTAATAGTATTTGATTACTACACAGTTCCTACTGGAGACACTGGAGATTTATTTACAGTTAATAGTTACGATCAAGAAAGATTTTCTGAAGATATTCCATCCATTGGTAAAAGAGGAATAAGGGCGTCAGATACTCTAGATTTTAGACCAAGAGTATCTGTATTTTCTGGTACGACTTCTTCACCATTTGATTTCTCTTCAAGATCTTTTGGAACTGATCCAAAAATAATTTTATCTCCAGATGAAAATTCCATAATTGGATATGATTTTTACCTAGGAAGAATTGATAAACTTTATCTCGATAAACTTGGTAATTTTATTGTTCTTCAAGGAACCCCATCTACAAATCCAAAAGCACCAAATAACCCCGATGAAGTAATGGAGTTGGCAACCATTACATTACCACCATATCTTTACAATCCAAAAGATGCTTTTATTTCTGTCGTCGATAACAGAAGATATACAATGCGTGATATTGGACTTATCGAAGATAGAGTAGAAAATTTAGAGAGAGTTACTTCGCTATCTCTTTTAGAATTAAATACTCAAACATTACAAATTCAAGATGCTCAAGGATTTAACAGGTTTAAATCTGGATTTTTTGTAGATGATTTTAAAAATTACGATTTAATCAATACTAACTTATCTCGTATTGAAATTGATAGAAACAACGATGAATTAACTACGAGAATTAGTAAAAATAGTATTAATTTAAAACCTGTTCCTGCACAGCAAGTTACTGACGAAAATTTAGATTTATCTACAAACTTCAATCTTTTCGATTCAAATACCCAAAAAACTGGAGATGTCATTACTTTAAAATATAATTCAATTGGATGGATTGAGCAACCATTAGCAACTAAAGTTGAAAATGTAAATCCATTTCATGTAGTATCGTACAATGGCACGATAAAATTAAATCCAGAAAGTGATAGTTGGGTTAGAACTATTAGACTTGAAGATATTACTAATATTAATGCAGCAAATTGGGTATGGCTTTTTGCCACAGGAACACTTGAAGTAGTTGGATCTGAAACCACTACTGATGTTCAAGATAATATAGTAGCAAGTGGAACCGAACTGTATATGAGATCTCGTAATACGGGATTCTCTGCAGTAAATCTAAAACCATTAACTAGAATTTATCAATTCTTAGATGGTAGCAGTGGTGTCGATTTTATTCCAAAACTTGTAGAAATTGCAACAGATTCAACTCTAGAAAATTATGGTGCATCTTCAGCATTCACTGTTGGAGAAACCGTTATTGGAACTTTTGAAGATAAGAATTTAATTAGTTTTAGAGTTGCAAAATCAAATCATAAAGATGGTGCATTTAATAATCCAACAACCACATATGATATTAATCCATATATAAAAACTGAAAACCTCCCTTCTTCATATAGTGCAACCTCTAAGGTTTTAAATATTGATGTTAACGGACTTTGTGCAGAAGCACAAGGATTATATTCTGGGTATTTGGTGAAGGGAATGAAACTAGTTGGACAAACTAGTGGAGCAGTATCCTATGTGAAAGATCTTCGTCTTATTTCTGATAATTATGGAGATCTTCAAGGAGCATTTTTCTTAAGAGAACCAAATACAACTCCACCACCAGCTGTTAGAATTGCAACTGGATCAAAAACTTATAAATTAACATCGAGTCCAACTAATGAAACTCCGCTGCCAGGTAGTCAATTAATTTCATCTGCAGAGACAATTTATAAAGCAGAAGGTACTTGGGAAGAAAGGCAAAGAGTAACGACAGTATCAACAACAATTTATTATGTCGATCCCTTAGCACAATCATTCTCAGTAGGTGGAAATGTAGAAGATTTAAATGGCAATTCTCCTAATGATGATTCTAATGGTGCATATTTAACCGCTGTTGATTTATTCTTTGCAACCAAAGACTCGGGTAATGCACCTCTTACTGTTGAAATTAGGACAGTTGAGCTTGGAACTCCAACCAGAACTGTACTTGGAAAATCAGTAACATTAAAACCAAGTCAAATTAATGTATCGACGGATGCCACAGTTGCCACAAAGGTAACTTTCGATTATCCAATTTATCTTGCACCCTCACAAGAGTATGCTGTTGTTCTTTTAGCACCACAAAGCGATCAATATCAAGTATGGATTGCCGAAATGGGTGAAAAAACTATTAATACATCTACTCTACCAGATGCAGAGAGTGTACGATACACTAGGCAGTT